TGCGTCAAGTTTGCCTGCAAGCAATGTCTTGACCGTAGTTTTTGTGTATGCGTCCGTAATGCCGTAGCCGGCAAGAGTTGTAGCTTTGTCAGCTTTTGTAGCAAGAGCCGTGTCAACATCTGATGTGTCGGCTTTATTTGCCACGCTGTTGATTAGCGTAAGCAAATCACGAGACAGTTTGCTTGCTGTCACAGTTGCATCGGCAATCTTATTAGTTTTTACCGAGCCGTCCCTCATATGGTCGGTCGTGATGACACCGACCTCGTCGGGGAGCAAATTGTCAAGCCTCTCGCCCAGCGTTTCCGATTCGCCTCTTGCGGCTGTTATTTCAGATTTCACGGTTTCAAGGTTTGTTTCATCAATTTCAGCATTACCTTTCAGCTGATTAACTTCGGTTTCGAGGGCAATCGCTCCGTTTGTAACCTGTTCAATCCCCTCATCCATATGGTTGAGGTTGTCGGCAGTCAGCGGAGTTGCTGTTGAGGGAGTATTCTCCCAGTTCATTCGTGTGTATTTGTTCAAAATTATTCTCCTTTCGCTGTGATTTTGTCTGTGAGTGCCTGTATGCCTGTAAGCTCTCTTGAAAGCACATATGATGTCACGGTTGCGGTCTGCGGAGTGCCGTCAGCGTTATAGACATAGTTGCCGTCAGCGTCGGTGACATAGTACTTAACCTTAACCATATCGCCCGGCTCAACCCACACTCTGCCGTCAAGAGTCACTTCAATAGGTATGTAAGATTTGTGGTGCAGGCGCTTGCCTGTATCGCCCGAAAACAGATTTTCAAATTTATGTATCCAAGCACCGCCTGCGTTATCGTTTTTCTGCCATACAAGAATGTTGTCGGTCATATCATAGGTTTTACCGCTTAAAAACTTGTAGCTACGCACCTTTGCGGTTCGTGAAGCACCGCCGATTGCAAAGTCAACCGTACCGTATGTGCCGCTTGATTTCTCGTCAGCATAGAACGCTTCGTAAAAATCATATGCTTCTGCTTTCGCCGTATCGGTTTCGAGTTTAACAAATTCGATCGAACCGCCTTTTCGTGAACCGCTTGGTTTGCACATAACAAAAACACCGAGCATTTCGGCAATTGACGAGAATAACTTACCGTATGTTATTTTATCCGAACTGTTTTTCCACACAGCATTGTACAGTTTCAATTTTCCAACCGTCAATTTGTCAGCGGTGTTAATTGTTTCATTCAATATTTCATCAGCATAAAATGAAACCCACACATCGTAGTTATCGGAACCTGATATTTTTCCAACAATGCTCATTATCTTATAAGCTACAAGGTTCAGCACTTCTGACACGGTTAATTCCTGACTGTTATTCCAAAAGTCTAATAAATGGTTTGTTGCGTCCTCTTCGTATAGTTGTGAAACAAGGTCATACGCTGTTATTGAAATTTTATTGCAATCATTCTTATCAACAGTTGCCGAATCAATAATACCGTTGAAAAGTGTCCACGCTTGGGTTAGAACTTTCCTGTCAGGATACATATTCGTTGCAGGATAATTGTATTTGGCAGGTAACAGTTGCGACTTATTCGGATAAGTTTGCGTGAGCTTTATCCTTACCCAACAACCCTTTAACTTTGACGGAGTGAATGTGCGGCTTGTTGTATTAAGCAAAGTGATTTTTAATTCGGAAGCAATGCAACCACCAAACTTCAACTTATTTTCGTCACAAATCGACTGTTTAAGGCTCATACTTTCGCTTTCAATGTTGGTTTCGGTAATTGTAGAAAATTCGCCGTCGGGAAACACAATTTCAAGCTTATTTGAAATCAGATTATTGATAATCTGCTGTTTCAGGGATAAATCGGTAATATCATTTTTCATACTGTCACCCCCTTAATACTCAATAAAAGTGAAAGTCACGGCATTGTATATGATATTGTTTTTGGTGATTTTCTTGACCTGATAGGTGATGTCGGGCATATAGGCGGTCATTGTGCGATATGCAAGGAGTTCATCGTCCCAATACTCGACACGGATTTTACGCTGCTGCGAGTTATTCCACGAACTGTTCAAAGCACTTCTGATTGACTGCATTTGTGCAAGGGTGAGTTCATCAACGGTTGTGAACTCAATTTTTGACTTGTAATTCGGCGAAGTTGTGCGGTGCAGAAGATTGTTACTGTCACGGTATGCCTTGATTTCGGTTCTCTGGAGCGGAGTGCCGTTGTAGTTATCCTTTGCAATAAGCTCGTGCGGAAACAGCTTACCGCTCTTAGGAAACCTTATTAAATAACCTTTAAAATTTGCCACATCATCATCTCCTAACCTAACGCACCGACACCGTGACGCTTTTTGACTGCGTTGTTGCGTTTTACAATGTTGTTGAAAATCACTTCGCCGTCAAGATTTACGGTAAGGTTAATGTCACCGCTGTCACCTGTTGAGCCTATTTCTGCCATAGCCTCAATAAGTGCCTGTTTGATAGTCGAAATCGGCGAAACAACCTCAGCCTCACGCTTGTTATCACCGAGTACGGCAAGAAATTCACCGTAATTCGCAGGAACAACCGTGCCTGTGGCAAGTCGGGGAACTGTAATGTTAGGCAGTCCGACATTGCCGTTTACGCTTCCTAACGCTTCGTAAGCAATCTTTGCCGCCGCACTCATTCCGCCTGAAATAGCACTGCCGAGGCTGTTGAACGGATCTATAAAGTTGTTTAAGAAGTTCTGTACAACACCTAAAAATCCGTTCATAGGCTTTTTTACAGCACTCTTGATACCCTCAAAAGCATTTGAGAAAACGCTTGAAATCGGGTTGATATGCGTTGAAATAAAGTTAAGCATTCTTGCATGCGGACTTCTCAAAGCGTATATTCTGTCGCTGATACCGTTTGCAAGACCTTGAACCGTGTAACCGCCTCTTTCATACATTTCTGTTGACGGGGAATGAATTCCCATTGTAGTGTCATATTCTGAAAGGACAAGAGAAGCAAGACCGTTGCTGTTTTTGACAAGCGCACCTTCGTATGCTTCTGTACCCTCAACAAGACCGAGAACTGTATTTTTGCCTGTATCTTTTGCGGCTTTTTGCAAATTGTTCAAGGATTTCCATTGAGATTTTTGAATTTGTTCTGTGTTAATCATTCCTGCGTTGTAAGCCATAAGAACAGCGGCAGCATCCGAATAGTCGCCCTTAACAACTTTTTGCACATCTATAAGGTCGTCATTAGTCATAATGAGCTTGTTGAGTGAAGCAGTCGAATCATTGTAAGTGTCTTGCAAATCCATAAATTCCCTTACTGCACTATACGCCCCATCTCCCAAAGCCCTGTTAATATCAACTATGGCAAAAGCTCCTTTTTGTCCGTCACTACCAATAGATTGCTCATATTCATCCATTAGCCAAGCATAGCTTTTTCCTGATTTTTTTAGCATATTGCTTAGTTTTTCTTCCGCTTTAGCATACTTCTCAGAGATTGCAGTTCTTTCTTTTCTCGCTGAAATAATTTCTTTAGAGTTTTCGGTTGACAATTCAGCCAATGCGGCACTATTCGCAAGTTGTTGGTAACTATCTATTGTTTTGTTGATAGAGTTTCGTACCGTTTCTAAATCCCCGTTTAGATTTAATTGTCCTTGGTCACTGATAAACACATAGTTATCCCAAGTGTCGCTGAAACCGTCAACATTGTTTTTAAAATATGTAACAATAGTTTGTAACTGTGCCTGCTCTTCTGGACTAAGCGTAGCTTTCTGCAGAAGTTCATCAAGTTTCTGCTGGTAACTGTCAACAAGCGTGTTATCGGCATACAAGCTGTCCATTCGTTCAAGAGTGTCTGACAAATTATCCTCAATACCTTGTGTTGTTTCATCAAGCCTTGATTTTATACCGTCAATTTCGTCAGCAAATTTTTTAGCTTCGGAATTACTCCAAACAAGCTGATTATATACCGTAACTGCAGTCACAAGTCCGCCAATAGCACTTGCAATGGCTAAAATTGGATTTGCGGAAACAGTTGTCAAAAATAAATTTATAGCATTTTTGACTTTATCAATTCCGCTTGCAATCGCCTGTCCTGCTTTGAAAACAACAACAGCTGTACCGACTGCAGTAATGCCACCTGCGATAGCGTACAAGGTTTTGTCACTGATAGATTTAACTATTTTGCTTAACAGTTTCAACGCTCCTGCAAGAGCTTCTACAAGCTTCGGGACTGCTTCTTCAATCGTCCACTTTGCGAGCGGGAGAAGAATATTCTTGTATGCCTGTTTCAGTTTATCTCCGCAGGCTTTGAGCAAATCTCTGAATGCCTGTCCAAGGTCGGCAACGGCTGATACAAGCGGTGACAAATCAAGACTTTCAAGCCATTCAAGGCGAATCTCTGACATATCGCTCAAAAAGTTCGTGATATCTTCAACAATGCCAAGAATTGCTTCCCAAATCTTTTTGCCCGATTCGTTTTTGTCCCAAGCCTGTTTGATTTTGCTCCGCAGAGTTTTGGTGTAGTTGTTGCAGTTTTTGATGATATTCAGAATATTAGTCCAAATTCTCTCACCCGTGCCGTTATTCCAAACCTTGCGAAAATCCTCTGCAATCGTGTTTACAAGCTCAAGCAAGCTGTTCCATTTGTCGGTAATGGATTGCACAACTGCGTCACCAAGTCCAGCCTTATTCCAAACCTTTGTAAACGCTCCCGAAATATCGCCGATGATGTCAAAAACATTTTTCAAAAGCTGTTTGATGTTTCCGATAATCTTTTCGCCTGTACCGTTTTTCCACACTCTCTTCCACGATTCACCGATTGAAACAAAAGCATTTTTCAGATTATTCAAAGCTCTTTTAATGCTGTCAAAAACCTTGTTTGTACGCTTTTCAATCGCTGTTGCGGCAGTATCAAGTGCGTTGACTGCGGCTTTAGATGATTTCTTTGTGGGGCTGTTTACTGCCGTGCTGTCATCCGAAGAGCTGTTGTCAAGGCTCATCACATTGAGCCTGTCAAAGCCTTGAAGATTGTCTTTAATTTCCTTTGTCTTTTTCGCTGTTGTGGCAAGTGCGGAGTTTGCACTCTTTGTTTCATCGGCGAGGTCTGTCATTTCAGAGCTTGCCGAATTTGCGGAATTGTCGGTTGCAGATGAATAGCCAAAAACCTGTTCCGTAAAGCTTTTGAATTTTTCCGTTGCAACATCTAATTTCTCGATAAAAGAATTAAGATTTTTCAACAGCGGAGAAAACACATTGATAAGTCCCTGACCGAGTGTAGCTTTCAGGCTGTCAAGTCGGAGCTGTAAAATTCTTGTCTGATTCGCCCAACTGTCCTGCGTTCGGGCAAAGTCACCCGTTGCATTGGCAAGCTGGTCTTGCACAAACTTGTAACGCAATGTTACTTTTTCGGCTTCGGTCATTTTGGCTGTTGTCTTGCCGTAACCGTTTGCAAGAGCGTAGCTGTCAAGTGCGGTCTGCGTCATTACAATACCCAAATCTTTTAAAGTTTCGGTTTCGCCCGAAAATACTGATTTAAGTTTTGTATAGGCTTCGTCCTGCCTGATGTTGTAGAATGAAGCAACATCGCCTGCAAGTCCTGTCAGCGTGGTTGACATATTATAGGCTTCTTTCTCTGTAAAACCGAAAGCCTCAGCCATTGAACCGAAAGTACCGACATACTGCTTTGCCATTGTTTCTGACAAACCAAAAGAGTTAGCCGCACCTTTTGCCCACTTGTCAACCTGTTTAGTCATTGCCGGAAAAGTAACATCAACAACATTCTGCACTTCTGCAAGGTCAGAACCAAGCTCTATGCACTCTTTGCCGAAATTTGTAATTGCATAAGTACTGAAAGCAACAGCGGCAGTCTTTGCAAAGGTTTTAAGCTGATTTTTTACCTTTTCGATTGATTTATTAACCTGTGCCAAGCCACCGTTAAAACCCGATGTATCAAGTTTCGTGTCAAAATTTAGATAACCGTCGACCGCCATATTTTCACATCCTTTCACTTAAAAATGGGCATAAAAACAGCGCACACCGTTATGATGTACGCTTAAAAAATTTGCAAAAGAACAGCCACCCCATTTGGAGTGGCTTTTTTGTTATTGTAATACTATTGAATCAATTATTGCCGATAACAGAGTTTCATCTTCCTCTGAAATAGGCTCGGTTGAGGAATAAGAAAAATTGTATGCACCGTCATTCCATAAAAAAGCATAAGTGTGTGCATATACACCTTCCATTTTATACGAAAATTCTATTCCATAACACGATGCTATTTCTAAATATTTTTTGCTGGATAATTCAAAGTCCCTATCACCTTTCATTCCCTCCACAATACTGTCTAAAAGTTCATTAGCCTGCGATTCGGTGTATAAAAGAATATCGTCACTCAATTCCGTATAACTTACAAGAAGATTATCATTTTCTGGACTTTTGTGATTAAAAATCAATCCGCTTGTACCTTTTGTTTCAAACTGTGACGGAGTACAGTATTTAATATCTTTTAAGGTGTTTTCGATAGCTAAATCGTACTCTGCCTTTGTTGTTTCCTGCACCGTTGTGGAAATTTCTGTCGTCACAGGTTCAGTGGTTTCAGCCTTTATATCGGTGTTTGAACTGCTTTCCGCTGTTGTACCACAACCGACAAGCGATACTGCAAAAACTGCGGTTAATGCTAACGCTATGAGTTTTTTCATTGTTTATCCTCCTAATGTTAAAATGATATAGTTTTTACTTAATCATACACTAACATTTAGAGAATGTCAACAATATGCGATAAGATACTACACTACACGAGCGAATTTATGAAGTCAAGTTCTTCTTTATCTTCTGCTGTAAATTTAGGTTTTAGGTCGATAAGTTCTTTATGTTCGCTGTAAAAATCCCGTTCGGTTTTGTCGAGTTTCTTATGCTTTGCCTTTTTTGTGCGAATCGAAATCACCTGTGTAAACAAGCCGTCACCCACTTCATTGAACAAGCCGAGAAAAGTCCACCAGTGCATATAATCGACTGTGCGTGTTTCCGCTCCTGCAACCTTATTGAGAGCAGGGAAGATTATATGTCCGTCCTGCTCCCAATCAAGCACACGAACGGGGAGCTGTTTGCCCTGCGGAATATCTCCGCCGTCAAGAAACCAAGTTGCCTTGTCAAGTGCCTTTTGGTAATTTTCGGGGATTTCCTTGTAAAGGCACTCAACACAAACTCGGCATTTTTCAAAATCGTTCAGATCATCGTTTGCATAGGCTTTGAAAATCAGCAGAGCAACACGGAAGTCGGAATTGATTTCGTAGTTTCTGCCGTCAACCTCAAGGCTTTTTGGCAGTAATTCAATCACTTTTTCACCTGTGAAGTGTATTTGCCGACTTTCTCATCGGAAATTTTCTGTGCCGATTCAAAATCAACCTGCACAACAGGAATAAGCACTTCAAGGAAGTTTTCAAAAATCGGCTTACCGCCCACAAGCGAAAGACAATTGACCTCACCAAAGGCAACCGTGCAGACATCCGAGCCGAAAATGTAGTTAATCTGCTCTCTGATATCCTTGTCGCACTCGGTAATAAGCTGAATTGCGTCAGTGCTTTCGGCTTTTTCAGCGTTTTCATACTTCTTCTGAATCTGTTCAATGTTCTTGACTGCCTCGTTGAGCCTTGCAAGAATGCCCACATCTGTGGTGTTGATACGGATTACTGCGTTTTCGTCATCGCCAATCTGATACTCCTTGTAACCTCTGTCAAAAACAAGCTTCTGCATAAATCAATCCCTCCCCCAAAGATTAAACCGTCGCAGTAAAGGTCGGCACTTTCTTCTCAATTGTAGCCGTACCCTGCTGTCTGTCGCCGTTGAATGCGATGTTGAACGGAATGTTCACACCGCCCTGAGCACCGCCGTAGGACTGTGGCTTTACGATACAGGTTTCAGTCCAAGCGTCATACGGACCCGTCTTTTTGTCAACCAAAACTTCAAGAATTGCAGTCTTGCAGTCGTCTCCTGTAAGGCGGTTCATTGCAATATCCTTAATCTTTTCGTAGATTGCATCGCCTGTGTTTGCGTAATAAGTGTCTGCGTCAATTGACGGTTCATAGCCGTTATCGTTTACAACGGTTTCGTCAAGAATGTTCTTGACTGTTTCTGTGTCGGGGTTGAGTTCAACGGACATATCTTCAATATCTCTGCCAATCAAAAACCACTTAGGGGTTTCGCCTGTGCCGAACGAAGCGTCAATGTAGTGCATAAGATAACTTCTTTTGAGTTTACCGATATCGGGTGTTGTTGCCATAATTAAAATTCCTCACTTTCGATTTTGTAATCTGCGGTAATCTGTAACTGATACATTACATTACCGATTAAATTGCTGTCGGGTATGTCGTAAAGCATACCGTTTGAACAGGTTATTTTTGTGAGCGTACCTGCAAGCTCATTGTCGCCAACCATTACGGTCAGCGTTTGCCCTTTTGCCTGTTTTTCAAGCCACAGCTGTAACTCGTTGATAAGTCCGCTGTTGGCAAGGCGGTCATAGTCATTAACCGACTGATACACGGCGTACAGAATAAAAGTGTGCTGTCGCTCCTGATTGCCGAGAACATCGGATTTGATTAAGGTGTCGCCTGTCGGAGATAAGCCGTAGCTGTCGGTGTCGGGGGTTGTGTAGTCGATATGCAGAACATCATTCAGCTTTGGAAAGCTCATCACAATGCTCTGCATAAGTTCAATTATGTTCATTCTGCCGTACCTCCTGCCACTTTTGCCGCGCCCTGTAAAATCTCTTTTTTACGGTCGGCTTTCATTCGTTCAAACCACATCTTGCCGGCAAGAGGGTGCTTTGCCCGAGAATAAATAAGCATTTTGCCTGTGGGGTGTTTCTTCTGTCCTTTAGGACTGAAATACCCCACAATAACACCGTTTTCCTTAATCGGGATATTAGGACCGTAAACCTTGCCGTAATAGAGATACCTTGCATACGGTGTGTTCTGATGAATTTCGCCCGAGCCGATAACCGTTGAGAGGGTTGCCGATTTTTCAAGCACGCCGTTTCTGAACGGTGTATAGGGTTTCATCAATCGTAAAACCGTGCTGTCAACATACTTTTGCACCTTTAACACATCGGCATTTTTGCGGACTGCAAACTTTTTATCCCAGAGGAAACCTGCCGTGCCGTTTTTTGACTTGATGACAAAATCAGGCGGTTGAACAATCTTCATACAATCACCTCGCCGAAATTTTGATGTGCTGTAAATCGGTTACGCCGTAGAACTTTTCATCAATCGACATAACCGCATAGCACCTGTGTTTTTGCTTTAGCGTTTTTAGGCTCTGTGACACGCTCTGAGGGCTTGAATTATCAAAGGTAAAATTACTCTCGCCCTTAATAATAATGTCCTGTGCGCTGTTCTGAGGGGTGCAGAGCTGACCTGCAAAAAGGTTTTCGCTCGGCTTTAAAAAGTCGGGAAAAAGCCCTGCGGATTCAATCGGGATATACACCGTCACGCTGTCAGCGTTCTGCATTCCGCTTTTAAGCACATTGCGAGCCTTGTTCTCCTGCCAATGACATTCGGGAATGAAATAACGGTCATAGCCCGAGCCGTTGAATCTGTAAATTGTACAGGAGCTTTCAGGGGTAATAATCATCTGCGACCACCTCTGTACAGTAAATCGGTGACGGCAAGATACTTATAAATTGTGTGTCTGACAGCCTTTTTATGGGCGGTTTTACGCTCTTCCTCAGACACATAGCTTACGGATTCATCACCGACGCTTGCGGATGAAATTCCTGAATTTGCAGACTGCTTTTCATCGTTATATACAAGCTCTGCAAGCTCACAACAGCAGAGTTTTACACTTTCGGGAATATTGTTCCCGTCAACATTTTCGCCTGTGTATGCCTTAATGAGCAGGGTTGCAGAGCGTGCATAATAGTCAAAGGCGGAAACAATGACCGCCTTTCTGCCACAGAGATATTCAGAAATGTAATAGCCTTCATCGGCATAAGCGGTCATAGTAACACTCCTTTAAACCTCTACGGCTGAATGGCAGTAGATACCTGCCTTTTTATTCTCGTAAACATCGGCAATACCGACCATACGATAACCAAACTTCCAACCGTCAGAGCTCTGATTAACTGACGGCTCAATAACCTTTGTGTCAAGGTGCTTTGTGAACTGAATCGGAGCAGAACCGTGAATAATCATAAAGTTGATATTCTTGCCCGAAGTCGCCTTTTTGTAACCGCCCTTTTCCTTGCTTGAGGATGTGCCGTCAAGCTGTTCAATCGCTGTATAGAATCTTGACTGAGGAACAAGTGTGGTATCTGCAAAACGGCTGAGAACTTCCCTTGACTTTGTTGTGTCAAGGTCCTGCACAAGACCGTAAAGCGGCGATGTGATGAAAAGGTGTCTGTTCTCGAAAGGAACTTCGTCCTCGTCCATTTTTGTTGAGGCTGTGCGGAGAGCCTTCACCACCTCTTCACCTGTTGTGAGAGTTGCGCTCACGGAAGAAATACCGCTTGTGCCGGCATACTTTGCAAAGCGGAAAGCGTCAAGCTCGGGAACAACCTTTGTGCGGATAAACTCGCCCGAAAGTCTGCCGAATGCAATGCCTGCCGTTTCTGCATTATCCATTGTGTCAACCGTGAACATTCTGCCACGGTCAAAGTTACATTTCACGGTTTCGTTCGTAAGCTCAACATCGCCGTCAACATAACCGCTGTTGCGTGAGTAGTCTGCAAGACCGTCCATTGTGAGCATCGGAATGATAAGCTCGTTTGCGTTAGCACCCTGTGTTGCAAGATCTGACGCACCGTCAATTTTGCTTGTGAGTGCCGACTGCTTATAGACCTCATCAAGCAACGCTGTGTACTGTTTAAAAAGTGCAATTGTGTTTGCCATAATAAAATCACCTCATAGATTTAATAAAATTATTTCTTTTCGGCAGAAAGTCCCATAGCCGCACGCATTGACGCAAGCGGATTTGAGCCTGTACCACCGTTACCTGTATCGGTTGCACCGACAGGATTCTGAAAAGGCTCATCAGAACCGAACATATAGCCGTTTTCGGACTTAACCTGTTCGAGAGCCTTTTTGATGTCATCTGCCTGATTTTTAGATGTTTTCAGGTTTTCAAGGTCAAGCAGAGCCTTGACAGCCTTTGCATTTTTCGCACCGCTCTTTGAAACAGCGGTGTCAAGAACAGAGTTAAACTCCATATCGGCGATTTTTATCTGATACTCGCTTTCCTTTGTGGCAAGATCGCCGTTGAGCTTTTTGATTTCGCCCTTGAGCTCGTCCACATTGACGCCCTCAAACTTTTTGAGTGCAGTCTGTGCAGTTTCAAGCTGTGACTTGTAGTTGTCCCTTGATGTGCGGAGCTTTTCAACCTCTGACACGGTTTTGTAATTATCCGCAAAGGCTTTTTCAAAGTCTACCTTTTTATCTTCGGGAACTGTAAAGCCGATTTCGGAGAGAAGTGTGTGTATATTCTTCATAGTAAATCCTTTCTGCATAGCTTGTATTCCGCTTTGCCTGCGGTAGAAATTCAGCCGTTATAACCTACGGCAGGGTAAAATAAAAGCACCTATACAATCAAATGCAAGGGTGCTTAATCTGCTTTTTCTGTTTTAACTGCTTTGGCTCTCGGCTTTTTGGGAGTGTCAGGCTTGACCTCTTCTGCAAAACCGCCGTCAATGAGTTCCTTTGCTCTCTGCTCGGAGCATTCAAAAACTTCATTCACAGGTCGGGTTACATAACCGTTCTGCCTGTCATTAAATGCCGTTGTTACTCTGATTTTCATTCTGTCACCACCTTTAAATTGCAATAAAAAAAGCACCCTGATTTCTCAAAGTGCTGATTTGATGTATTTAGTTCTGTTACGGCAAGTTGTAGGCAAGTTAAATAATGCCGTGAACAAGCCGTTTTTCTTGCTCTGAACATATTCTCGGCAAGTTAAACAACAAAACCGCCCTTTTTACGGAGCGGTTAGTCTTGATGAAACGGATTATTTTTGAACTTTTCTCTGCCTATTTCTGTAAATCTTTCTAAGGCTTTTTCCTTTTCGTCTTCAGTAGCTTTTACACCGTTTTTTTCGTGTATAATATCGTATAATTTTCTTTCCTCATCAGTAAAATGTAACATCATAACTTATTCACCCACCAAATTTATTAGGTCAGAAGCAAGTTCTTTTTCAGGAACAGTAAAAACCTCTGCAACTATTTCTGTGTACTTATGCCTATCATATCCCGACTGTGCATATTCAGAAATTAGCGTATCTAAATTCTTGCTGACTCCTTTATTTTGGATATAAGACAAAATCTTTTCATCGATAATACTCTTTGCTTTATTATACTCTATATTTTTGACTTTTGCAAGATTTTTAATACAGTCGTAATAGTATTTGTGACCTAATTCGTGAAGTAGTGGAGCAAATTCAGTTTTGTTTGCAAACATATCTTTTTGTTTGTTCACATAAGATATGATTTTACTTGCGGTATCATACTTGCTATTGATGTATAAAATGCCTGTGGATTTGTCATAACCGCCTATTGCGTCAATTCCGAAATTATTCTTTTCAAAATCAATTACGGCTACTTTCGGTAATTCCATTTCAACAGGTAAATTATTACTAATTGAATCAAGTAATTTTTCGGTAAGTCTTACCGCCTTGTTTCTTCGTGTATTATCAATGTCAGTAACAATATCAAATTTACTGTTTTCAACTTTCTTGATTTTAATAGAATTGTTATTAAAATCAATTGAGCTTGGCGGAGAAAATTTAGGTCTAAAACTCTTTGACATATAGTCAACTGATTTTTCGACTGTATCACCCGAAATCTTATTGATATTCCCTGCTTTTTTCGGGAGTTTTGAGCCTAAAGCATTTTTGCCGTCAACGGTTATTCTTTCCCATTGCTGAGGGAGGTTCATTGCTTTGGAAAACTTTACATATTCGTCCTGCCTTTGAAAATATCTGACCTTTGCGCCTGTGATTGTATCGTCATCTGCACCGCCCTGTGTGAGCAGTTCAATCTTCTGTCGGTCGGCACGCATTGCGGTTTCAAGCCGTCTTTGCCTTTGCCGTGCTTCATATGCCGTGTACTCTTTGCCGTTATACTCTTTCGGCGTGTTCTCTTCCTCGTTCATACGGTCAAGTTCTTCATCACTGTATGTCGGCTTGTCAACACCCTTGATAAACGGCGAATAGCTGTGGTAGCAGTTCGCACCGCAAAGTCCTGTGACCGTACCCAATCCGCAGACGGTTTCAAGCTCCTTTTTGCTGTACACTCTGCCCTGCCACACCTGATGTGTCGGTCTTGCACCACGGTGATAGCTGACCTCGAAATACTCCGTGCCGAGCTGTTCGGCATTGTCCTCGTTGACCTTTGCGACAACCTGATTAAAGCCTGTCATCAATGCCCTGCGTGCCGCCACATCAACACGATTACTCCAACCACTTGCATAATTGACGGTACGCAATCCGCTGTCGGTCATAGCTTTAACCGCTTTTTTGAGGACTGTGTTATAATCAACCGCACCGCTTGCAATCTGCATAAGTCCGTTGTCAAGAGTGCGTTGGTAAAAGTCCGCAAGCGGAGTAAATGACAGCGTATTGTCGGCATTTCTCACGGCGAATCCAAGTGAGCCTGTAATGTTCCTGTACTCCGATTTTGTCTGATTTTTAACCGCCTTTACAAGCTGTTGCAACTGCTTATTTTCCACATAAGAAATATACTCTTTGCCCTTGCCTGTATAAAGCTCCTCGTTTCTTGCATATCCAGATTTCACGACTTCGTCATAGATTCTGTCGATTTCATCGTCAGACACATTGAGCGTGCTTTGAATAAGGCTGTCTATTTCGTCCTTGCTCACGCCCAATTCATAAAGCCTGTTAATCTGCCAATCGGCGGCGGAGGTTATCTCCTCACCGTTAGCTTTCAAACGCTCCGTAAGGTCGGACATAATATTTAACTGTAAACTGCGGTACAGCTGTTCCATAGCCGAGGGCAAAGCCTCAATTTCAGTCGGAGTGAACATTATTCGATAACCTCAGAGGACTGCGGAAGATTCTTTTTCGCTATCTTTTCGTCCTCTCCATACCACTTCATACGGTACTCATCAGGTCGCATAATACCAAGGTTTAAGTCCTGAATATCCTGCTTGCGTTCGGTTTCTTCATCGGTCAGAATACTGTCCTTGAAATCGCATACAAACGAATAACCGCTTGTTGTCAGCGAATTGTAAAAGGCAAGAGCATACACCAAGTCATCAAGGCAATAGCGAAGCTGTTTCTGAATAGCCGACACGGTGTTGTACTTTCTGTCCTTTGCTGACTTAATCTCCGTAGCAGTTTTTGCAACTGTTTCGGGGTTTGAAAGGTCACCGTATGCAAGACCGACCGCAAATTCAATCATACGCAGATATGTATTCAAACCGTCCGTAATGTCGGACTGTCTGAATGCAGGCGAAAAGTCTTTGAACAGTTCTTCATTGCCCATATCCACATCAACGGCACGATACAAACGCCTGTTAAATCTGTCGGTTTTGCCGTTCTTAAACACGGCAGAATCAACATGAATCGCACGCTCTCCGCTTTCAAACTCCCAGTCAAGCCGTCCGAACTGCATATCGGCTTTCTGAATGATTTCAAGTCCGCTGTCAAAAATCGACATACCGCATGATGAGCCGTCAACCGTGTTTTTAATCGGCACTCTGAAATAACCGAACGCAGGTCTTTTCATATCGGGGTATGTGACCGCAGGCGGTAGGTCTGCCCACCCGTCAATGACAGCGAGAGGAATTTCAGTACCGAGAACCTCGGATGATGACGAACGGTAAGCCGTGTTAGTAACAGTCAAGCCCTTGTCCTTATCAAGGCTGTGATATTCAAGCCTTGTGTAGTAGTTGTCACCGATTTTCTTAAATTCGGGGAAGATGACCTTTACAAGCCTGTGCTTTGCGTCAAACTCAATCGGCACAAAAGCATTTGCCGAGATATATTGTACCCTGTCACCGCCCAAAGGCTTGATAACCATTGCACCCGTTGCAAGACCTGACTGTAACTCCGAATTAAGCTCCTCGGTTGCAGTTTCAAACAATTTTGACAGCGTTTCATTTGAGATGTTCACCGTCATTTCGTTAAGCGTAATGTTAGCAAACTCCCTTGTGATTGACTGCTCAAGCCTTAAACTGATAACATTTTCATCAAGCCACGGAGCTTTGCCGACATAGCAGTTTTGCCATATGCCGATAGCCTTTTGCATTTCTGCTGTAATCGCAAGCCGTAAATTAAGTGCCTGCCGAATATTTTCAAGCGGAAACATTCGCCTCCACACTCCTTTCAAAAAATCTATAAGTCCCATTATTCACCTCTGCGTTTCCATACTCTGTTCATTGCATATCTGACAGCGTCAATATGGTGGTTGTCCTTATCGGGATAACCGCTGATAACATTGCCGTCCTTGTCACGCTCGTATTCATAGTCGAGAAACTCCTGTGCAGTATGCGGACAGCGTGTGTTATCAATCACAATCTCACGCAAAGACTGCAACCACTTCATTGAGTAAACAACCGAACCGGGTCCTTTTTCTGCCGGACGAGCCATTAAACCGTCAGCCCTGTAATCGCCGACTGACTTCTGTTCCGCACTGTCGCAGGTAATTAAATCATTGCTTGTAACTCCGTGCTTAGTTCTGAGCAATTCGGCTGTTTCCCTGTTGCTTTTCTTGTTGCAATGTTCCTCATCAAAAATAATGAGCTTGTGTTGACTTGGAATATAAGTCATACAATCATAGGCAAACGGATCAGGATACCAGCCCCAGTCAACACCTCTGTACAGTCGGTCAAAGGTCTGAATTTCGTCATCTGTGACCTCACGAATAACAACATTATCAAAGACATTGCCGCCTGTGCCGTTAGCAATGCCCATATACTCGTTTTCATAGGCGGTAGGGTTTGTTTCTTTCAGGAACTCTGCGTCATCTATAAACGGCTTTCCGAGCCATTTTGACGGTACTGTAAGGTATGTACTCTCGATAACAAGCCTGTCCTGACGGGGAATTTTAACATACTTGTTCGCCCAGTTCTGTGCAGATTTCGGAGGGTTGAACGATTTAAATTTAAAAGCCGTGTCACCGCCACGAATCACCGACTGTTCAATCTTTCTGACAGCTTCCTCGCCCGTGAACTGGTCAAGTTCTTCAAACCACACAACGCCGATATAGCCGAACGGTACTTTGATTGATTTAATCTTGCCCGGATCATCTGCTCCACGGAAGTATATTTTCTGCCCTGTGCTTACCCTCGTGATTTCAAGAGGTGACACGGTGCAGTTAAACTCGCTTTCAAGACCGAGAGCAGAGATTGACCACAAAATCTGCTGATACACCGAACTGCGCAAAGTGTCGGCGACCTGATGAAAAATACAGGCGTGCATATCCTCGTTTTTCATAAGCAAATCAATAACATTCAGACTGACGAAAGATGATTTCGTTGAACCTCTTCCGCCGGGGAAAACATATTCCGAATGTTCTTTACCCTCAATATCAAAAAGCACCGACGAAAACGACGGTGCAACCATATTAGCCGGTATTCCTTTGTACTCCGAACCGTCACTCTTTGGCGGTTCAGCCTTTTTGCGTTCAATGTCGAGATAGGCATTGTCGAGCTTGATTTTATGATTTTCAAAAACATTGTCACGGATAATATTTCTTAATTCCTTAATAGAATTAACATCACCTGTTTTAGCCTTTTTGAGAAGTGCCGCATTTACAACGAGCAAATTATTGACCAAATCTTCGTCAATCTCATCAACATTAATTCCCATATCAATAAGCATTTCCCAGTCGGCAGGAGTGTTGGCAGGCAACGAAAGTAACATATCCATAACCTGTTTCATACTCTTTTTACGGCGGCGTGACTTGCCCGAAGCCTTACCGCCCTTTGCTCCGTTTTTTCGAGCTTCGCTCGAGCTTGGCACTATTAAATTTTTCTCATTGGGCAATCACCTCACCTCTTTTATCTGATTTTCCCTCACAACACAAAACCGCCCTCAAACGAGAGCGGTCTGTGCAATATAGATTTACACTATTCTCAAACTTAGGAGAGTTTCACATATGTCCTGTTTGTTGCTTTCTTCAGTTTACATTATATCACCCTGATTCGGGACATCGGGACAAATTACCAGCGGTGACGATAACACATTTTCTTTATACTGTCGATTGTGTTGTTACCGCCTACCTTTGTTAAAATCTTCGCCCAGCTGTATTTTAAGCCGAGGTGCATAAACAGGCAGTTTTCCACAAAATCATCCCGTGAGAGGCTGTTCAGAGCCGAGTTTCTGCGTATTTCAAGATTCTGAATATCACGCTGAATATCTGCAATCTGCACCACCGCATTGCCCACCCTGTCAGATGTCTGACCTGACGGAACAATTCGTTCACCCAGCGTCACCGCCGTGTTGTCCGCCTCAGCCTGAATCCGTGCCATTTTCGCCCTAAGCCGTGAAATCTCTCTGTTAATGTCCTTAATCTCTCTCGCTGTCAATCCATATCTACCTCACTTTCAAGCCAATGTTTTTTGCAATCAGCACAATTACCATTAAATTTGTCACAATGTTTCATTGGGATATCGTAAATACAAGCAGGTAAAATATGATAACTCCGAGCCATTTCGTCAATTGACATCTGTTTGATTTTTTCAAAGTTTGTCGTTGTCTTTATCTCCTAAACTCGCTTATTCCATTTTTCCGCATACTCTCCAATATATCCCGTTTTTTCGTCGGCGTCTCCTGCACCGATAGTAAACGGCATACAGATTTCATCAAGTACACAATCTTGCTCCATATCTGCGTGTTGATAATATTGCATAGTAACCGTATTTCCAAATTTATTTACATAGGATTTTTTATAAAATTTCATTTCCCCACCGCAAAGCGGACAAGGTTTGATTCTCAGTTCAGGCATTGTTTTCCTCCATTTTCATGCCACAATTAGGACATTCATTAGGTATTATCAAATGGGGCGATAACTCATACGGTTCTAAATAATGTCCACATTCAGAGCAATAATAATCTTCATCATAGTCTTTTATCCATTCAGCCATTATTTTCACGCTCCTCCTTTTTCGGCACCAATTCACCAATGAGATTTAAGCCTTTGTAACATTCATCACACAGATGTATTTTAATTCTTCTCTTGCTTTCGATAGGAATTGCAATACCGCTAAGGCAATCAGTATCAACCCCAAAATAGAATTCCTTCATTTTAACTGTATACGGATTTGAAATAACTTTGTTACAACAATCACACTGATAAACTTTCATTACTCTTCATCTCCTTCAAAATTAACAACTTTTCCGTTGTCGGTATAATCTCTGCGGTCAAATTCAAGTTTCAGCTTGTCAATGACAACCCTGTCGATATGCTCCCAAAAGACTTCGTCAGTGTCGGAGTGTTCGATAATCTCCGTCATTGATTTTAGTGCCTTTGCACAACGGTCTCTGCCAAAACCAAAATCCTGATGTAAAGCATACAGCATTGTTTTAAACACTCTGCGTGTGATGTCTTTGTTTTCTTTTTCTCGGATCTGCTCATATGCGTTTTTTGCAATCCGTTCAGCTTCCTGTTTAAGTTGTTTCGGGATTTTAGGCGGTATTCTTGCTTTCAACGCTTTCTCTCCTTTCTTAAAACGGCAAATCATCAGCCGGTGTAATCGTACTTAACGGGCGTGCTATTCGGCTTGCATCGGGTTCGCTTTGCAATTCTTCAAATCGTTGAAACATTCCGGTGAAGTTATAATTCAAAACTCCTGTATTTCCGAATTTATTCTTATCGAGTATGACCTCGGTTTCGGAAGGTTTTGACTTTCCGCTTTGCTTATCGTTTACATACGGTCTGTGCAAAAGAATCACATAATCGCTGTCCTGTTCAAGACCTCCGCTTTCTTTTAAATCTGACATTGTAGGTCTTTCTTTGCCGGCTCTTGTAATCTGCGACAACACTAAAAAGCAGCACTTTGTTTCCTTTGCACATTTCTTGAGTTTTTGGCTGATATAGTCAATTCTCTGCCTGTTGTCTGCAAAATTCTTTTGAGATGTAATTATCTGAACAAAGTCGATTATTGCAAATTTCGGCTTATTGCCGTAAACATACGATACGATTTTTTCAACTTCATACACGTCATCAATTACCGTTAAATTCTTGTAGCTTGCAAGTGTTTTCTTAACTCCTTCAAATTCGTTTTCATTCAGCTTGTGTTTATGTACTCGGCTGTATTCAATTTCAAGCCTATCAGCTATCAATCGGTCATAAATCATTCGTCCTGACATCTCAAGGCTGAAAAATACAGTTTTGCAATCAAGGCACGCTTTGAGGACATTAAGTGCAAAAGTGGTTTTACCTGTTGATGGTCTTGCCCCAATCGTGCCGATTGTTCCTTCAACAAAACCTCCGCAGAGCAAACTGTCAAGTCTTTCAAAGCCTGTCGGCACGGATTTAAGTTCAGTAAAAAAATCTTGCAGATACTTTTGTGAATTATCAGTCGATACTGCCGTTCTGCTCTCGGCTTGTTCAATAATCTCCTTGAGTTCCGGAATGCTTACGCTTGAAGATAGTGCAAGCGACTGTGTTTGACTTAAAAGCCAATTTTGTGTTGACTGCTCAACAAAGTAATCAACCGTAGCCTCGGCATTTACTTCAAAAGGAGCATTTTCACAACCGGTCAATGCGTATGCTTTGGCACTGTCCGACAGCTTTCCGAATATTGCAACTTTGTCAGCTTGAGAATCTTCAACAATTTTTTCAAAAGTTTCAACTGCGAGTTCATCCGTGAAGTCACTTTTCTGTAACTTTGCCAACAGTAAGGAGCGTATATCATCATAGAGCAGTAACGCTCCGATTATGCTCTGCTGAAATTCATCGTACTTATTCATTTAGCTTCCCTGTCTTTATCGCATAGGCTAACAGCTTGCTTTCCCATTCATTCCACTCAACACCGTTCTCGTCCATTTTCTGAACAAACTCATCACACAAATACGCATCGTCAAAGCCTGTGTAGTCTTTGTAGAATTTTCTGATTTCGCTGAACTCGGGTTTCGGAGCAGGTTGCCTATCAGGCAAGCCTGCGGAAGAAACCTTTCGTAAAGTAATATCTTTAGATATTACTTTACTTTTATTTATTTTTATTTGCTTTTTTGGGTTATTTTGGGTTTCCAAATTATCCACTGGTTTTTTTGGGTTATTTTGGGTTATTTTGGGTTTCTTTGGTCTGCCGCCTTTCTTGCCGTTTTCTCTGTTACGCTTGATAACGGATATATATTTCTTTCTGCCTTTGTCAATCCCCGGCTTAAAAGCATTGAATGCAAGTCTTACGGCAGAATCAAGCTGGCTTTGGTCAATATCCTGATTTTCTGCATACTCAAACAAAAGCTTAAATAACTTGCCTGCTCGTGTATCACTGAGTATATTTACACAGTCTTTGAGTGATGTGTCTACCATAAAATTTGGCATTACTATGTCTTTATCCTCGTTCACATTTATCCCTCCCGTCAATAAGTCTTGCAACCTCTCGGCACTTCTCGCAACCGTCAACACAAAGCTCTGCGTGACCTAACGCTTTTTCAATCTCCCTGTGCCGTCCAAGTATTTCAATCCACATAACTAACTGTTCGTAAATTTCTCTGTAACCGAGCTGATATTCCTTTAATTCTTCTCTCGTCAGCTTGTTCTGATGATAGCGTTCTATACAAACATCAAGTGCATAGTAGTAAAATTTTTCAAAATAATCAGCTGTAGGCGGCAATGACTTTTTGCTCTTAATCAGCTTTTCGATTTCATTAGCCTTGAGCATAAGCGTTCAGCCTCCTTTACACTTCTTAAAATTATGTATTCATAACCGAGCCTTTCAACAAAAGACTGAAAGTGTTTTTGTTGCTTGGATTGTCGCCCTGTGGGTGTTTTTATCTCAATGAATATCGTTGTTCCACCGTTTGCAAAAAGCGTTAAATCAGACAATCCCGGCACTCCTATGACTATCGGCGCACCGTATCTCGTGAGATATGTGCCGACATTGTTTCTAAGAACCAAACCAACTTCCGACAGCTTTACACGGATAGCGTTTTGCAGTGCTGTTTCCTCTTTTTGTGCCATATAAAAAACCTCTTGATTTTGCTTGATAATATGCCCAGCCGGGCTTGTATCCTTTTTGTTTTGCATATTCCTGTAATTCATTCATATTCTCGCATTCTGAAGGTGTGAGATATTTACTTACCTTGCGTTTGAGTATCATTTCGGGTGTTACTTTAACCAAATTACCTTCTGCCTGCTTCTTTTCTTTTTGCTCAAAAATAAAGTCACAATGCGGGCATATTCTCAGTGACGCAGGAATTACGGCAAAACAATTCGGACAGGTTTTCACCGGAGCGACGCCCTTTGTTTCATTCTTTTTCTCGCCCTCAAGCGACCATTTCCGTTCATCGTCAGGTAATCCGAAACGCACCCAATTTTCTGCGTGGTCTATAATAATTGCTCTTTTGTTCGGCTTGTAACGCATACACCGCATAGCCTGCTGAATGTAAAGCGTAAGCGATTTCGTAGGTCTTGCAAGGATTGACACCTCACAATCAGGAACATCAAATCCCTCGCTGATAAGGTCCACATTTGAAAGAACCTTTATTTCTCCACTGCGGAATTTTTCAATTATTTCAGCTCGTTTTTCTTTTGGAGTTTTGGCATCTATGTGAGCGGCTTTAATTCCGTTTGAAATAAATTCATCGCACAACTTTTCGGATTGTACAATTGCCGCACAATAGGCTATTGCCTGCTTGCCGTCTGCAAATTTTTTATAGTGGCTGACAATATCACCGTAAATTTTCGGCTTGTCATAAAAGTTCAAAATATCACTTGTTACAAAATCGCCGTTGCGTGTTCTGAATTTCTGATTTTTGATAGCAAGCGGAGGAGCGTAATAATCATATGGTGCAAGGCAGTTATTTTCAATCAACCACCTTGCACTAACTCCGATAATCAGCTTATCATTAACATCTGAAAGTCCCGAACCGTCAAGACGAACAGGTGTAGCCGTAACACCGACACGCTTCACATCCGAAAAGTAATCATAAATTTTTCTGTATGAATTAGCCTTGCTGTGGTGGTTTTCATCTGTGATTATAAGTGACGGTTTTGGTATCTTTTCAAGCCGTCTGCAAATAGTCTGAACCATACCGACTTTACAAAAATTCATATTCACACCCCAACTTTTAAAGGTGTTTTCTATCTGTTCACAAAGTTCTTTTCTGTGAACAAGAAAGAGTACATTTTTACATTGGTCGGTAAACCGTTTTGCAATATCTGCAATGATTACAGACTTACCGCCACCGCACGGCAACACTATACAAGGAGCTTTAAAGCCATTGTTCCAAGAGGCATATAACTTATTGACAAGCTCGTTTTGATATGGTCTTAACTTACCCATCTGTAAAACCTCCCTCTATATATGGGGATTTTTTCAAGAAAAATTGCACACTTTTATGCAATTCCCGAAAAAAATAATTAGAATGGCAGGTCATCGTCTTCATCAAGAGGCATATCGGAAAAGCCATTGCTTTGCTGTGAATTTGCGGTTGAGCCTTTCAAATACTTCGGTTCGGGAATTGTGAAATTTCCATCTTTGAGGTCTGACAAAGTAATCAATGAAAAAGGCTGTGCCGTGAATCCGTGATATCCTTTGTAGTTATATTCCTGCTCTCTGAATACCACGCCGACGCAACAATCCTTGAGTAATGCACCGTCCCATTCCTTTGTAAAGTCAATGTTGAGATGACTGTTGCTTTCACAAATTTTCTTGAGTGCGGTTTTCATTTTGCGTTCGTTGTTCTCATCGTACTCATTGCCTGACGGATACCGAAGCCTGAAAACTCCTTTGAATTTTGCATCGTTCGGAAAAGCCTTTTTATCATTGCCGAACTTCTTGCGGTAAAAATCCTTGTACTCACCGTCTGCAATGTCAAACAGAATACAAAGTGCGTCGCCCTGTTCCTCTGCTCTGATGATTCTTGCTTTGTATGCACCGACAGGAAGTTTTATGCTCTCGGTATATTCCTGTACATTGTTATAGTTTGTAAATGCTCTCATATTAGATTCTCCTTAAATTCCGTAATATTCTCTGATAGCTGTGTCAACGACTTTCAAATCGTTGTCTATAATTAAGTTGTCAAACATTTCTTCGGGTGATTTTGAAATGTCCTTTCCGTCTGAATTTGTCACGAAATGGTGACCTTCTTCGTCAGTAATGCAACGAAGAGCAATTGACACCATACCCTCAACACAAACCTTTTGTTCAAGGACCTTGCCCATCATTTTCAGCTTTGTGTTGTTGTAATCGTCAGTTTCTTCGTGCATTATTATGTAAACGATAACATCATCGGGTAACTCGGCTTTGATAAATTCAAACAAACTCCAAAAATCATTGCCGATATTGTCATAGGTTTCAAATGTGTTTTTGACCTGCCCTTTCTCACGCATATAGCGGTTTGTGAGAATGTAACCTGCATCATCAATAACAGCCGTTTTTGTGGGCATTTTTAAAAGTGACCTTTGAATTTTAGGCACATTGTCAGTCTTCAGGACATAGTCGAATTTCTTTCTGAACGGCAAAAATTTGCGTTCAACATTTATAAGAAATATTTCGTTCTCGCCGAAGTTTTTAAGACTGCGGCTCTTGCCTGAACCTGATTTTCCGTAAATTAAAACAGGCATACCCATAAACTAATCTCCTTTCATTTTTTTGTAAATTCAATCGGACAGCCGTCGGGCAATCCGAGTATGTACGGATTGTAAATCATCTTGTTTGTCAGTCTGCACCAGTAGCGGTTTAAATCGCTCTCTGAGCGACAAAACGGGCAGTAGTGACATTTCACTTTATCTTCGGGAAAATGGACTGTGAGCGAAATCTCGCCGTCCGTGAAGTATGAAACGCCGTTTGGAAACTCCTGCGACATCACTTTCGCCCCCTAGCGTTTAAATTTATTTTTTGACAGATATAGTCGGTGAAATCGTATCTTTTCATTCGCTCATTCCTGCGGTTTTCGCACTCGGATTTGTATTCGGAATATTTCCGACAGTCGTTATGACAGCGTTCACTTCTCGTCTGACAGCCATAACACGGGGCGTTCGCTTTTACCATTTTTTAAGCACCACCATTCATAGAAAAAATACATATCATCAAATGCCCAGTCTCGAACATTTTGAATTATTTTCAATTCATCTTCACTCGGAAGAGGTTTAGGGTCAAATATATTTTTTACAAGATAGTCAAACAAGCTTATTATCAATACTTTGTGTTCAGGCTTGTTGCTTTCTCTGCAAAATTCAAGGTTAAAGGCTTCTTGAATAATAAGGTCTTTAGCTTCAAATGCCTCGCTTTCATTGCAAGAATAGCAATAAACATACCAAATCACAAAAGCGTTGATTTCAGAGTTGATTACGCTTTTCTTAAAGCAATCACAGCATTTGCCGTCAAAGAGTTTTCCATAATCAAAGTCCTCAAGAACTTCTTTTCGTCCGCAGTCTTCGCAGGTGAAAAGCTCCTCAAATTGCCAGTCGTGGCATTTCGGGCATTCTTTCGGCTGTTCATCATCAACCCATTCATTGTTGCAATTTCTGCACCAAAATTCCATTTTTTCAACCTTCCTTCTTGATTTTTTGAGTAAGAAAGGATATAATCAAAGTGGTTATATTGTTTATATCCTTGCTATCCGTTGAGGCTGTGCAGAGCTTCAGCGGATTTTTCTTTTTTCATTTACCGACCTCAACGCAAACAAAGCCTTTTGAGGTTTCTTTGATGTCGATTACATCTGTGACCGCAAGCTCAATCTGTATGCGTTCAATCTCTGGCGGTAAAAACAGATTATTACCCTCACAAAGTTTATTGACTTCATTTAGCACCTTGATGATTCTGACCTTAAAAAAGTCAATGTCGCTGTGTGCTGTTTCGAGTTCATCGTTTTTAGTACTGAGGCTCTTTCGGGTGTATTCAAGCTGTTCTTTACAGTGCTTGTACTTTTTTCTGAGTGACCTTTTGGTTTCGTAGTTTTTTAAATGCCACATTCGTTATAACGCTCCTTTTCAGTTAATGCTGTGTAGATTTCCCTTTCCACAAGGACGCAATCTTTTACTTTGCAAAGTAAAGGTGTGGAATCCACCTCAACGGATTCGCCGTCGGTAAGTCGTACTGCATAAAAATCGTTGTTTTTTATGTACCATTTGCCATCTGTGACTAATACAAAAACATCGCCTTTCTTCAAGTCTTTAAAAGCGATATATTCACGGTTGTTTGCAATAATATCCATTTCTGTGCTCCTCTATATACTGTTCTATTTCGTTTTTCCTAAAACGCCAGAGCTTTTC